TTTTGAACCGTCTGAGTCACCTAAAGGACGAGTGGCCAAATCACTCATGAAGCTTTAATCTGTAAGGGGTCTATTCACCCCTCATTTTTTTACAACATATGCATTGGTCCGTATTTGATTGATAGTATCCGCGATATATAGGCTGATACCTCATGATGTATTTATGTCCTTTAATCAAGCATTTTAACCGTCTAAGCATTACATTAACTCCCTTTTTTTGCGTGTTCGTAAGCATAAAGATAACGTGTACAAAAATCAGCAAATGAATCAGCAGCAAACGGATGAACTCCAGTCTCACGAATGAGCTCCTCTCCATTTTGACCATCTACTTCTAAATCAAAACCAAATTTCTTGTTAACAGAAACCCAGACATCCAAGTCCTCTGCCATCAAGTCATACAGTGTTACTTCGCACATTGTTTTCATGTTTAACCCTTTTGTTATTTGATGAAAACAGTATAGCTACATTTGCTATGTATAGCAAGTATTATTATTCATGTTAAATAAATGGTCGTTGTGGTTTGATTTATTTTTTATAGATTTGGCGCATGGTTAGGCGGTTTTTGTGATTTATTCACAAACTTACACACAGGATTTGTGGATAAGTGGGCTTGGGTTTTACTGCTATCTACTTGCCAATATGGCTCCTTCATTTACTTTGTGATATCGTTGGGTTGTTGCGACAAATTCTTTATATAGGTGGGTTTATTTTATTCAGGGTAAATCGGTGTCGCAGCACTTATTAATCGATTAATAATGTATTTACAGGAGTTTAAAATGAGCGAAGTGAAAGACTATACTTCTGATGACGGTGCTACTGGTAACACGCATTACAATGGCGTTCCTAGTGCATTTGGTCGTCGCGTTGAGCAGCAAAATAAAATGCAGCCTAAATATTGCATGCCTGGTGAAGCAGGTGGCGAGATGCGTGGTGAGCACAGAAATGAACAAGCTGGTCCATAAGTTATACACTAAAAGGTTTTAATCATGGGAACACCCAATAAATACAAGCCTGAATTCTGCGAAATTGCTGCTAAAGTTCTTGCCGGTGGTGAGAGTTTAGCGGCAGTTTGTGCAGAAATTGAGATAACCCGTGCTACTTTTTATTCATGGAGAGAAATGTATCCTGAATTTAATGAGGCGGTTGAAATTGGTCTTCTTAAGTCACAAAGAGATTGGGAGCGTATAGGGAAAAATGGAATAGAAGGAAATTACGATAAATTTTCTGCTTCTCCCTGGATGTTCACCATGAAAAACCGTTTCCGTGACGATTACAAAGAAGACAAGCAGGAAAAGACGGTTAGCGAAAGTATTGTTGAGAAGTTAATTGATAGGCTTGTTGATTAGATGAATGAAGTGGAACGATTAAAGAAATTCTTGGCCAATAGCGATAAAGTTATTGGCTTTTTTTTGGGCTTTTGTTTTGGCGCCTTCCTTATTGCCTTTAGTTACTGGGTATCTTTGTTTCCATGATTATTAACGATCAAAAAATACGTCAAGAGATGATTTATCTATTGGGTCAATTAGAGGCTGCATGCTATCCATTGGTTGGTATAAATATTAATAATGCATATTATGATTTGATTGATTCTATTCGAGAACAGTATGTCAAAATATTGAAACAAATTATTGGGTATGAAGAATGATTTCATTTAAAGATACAACATTTTGCGCATCACCCAACTGTGAAAACGAGTGTGGTCGCAAATTGACTCCTGAATTAGAGGAAGAGTACAAGCGAGCCAACCTACCGGAAAATTGGGATGGAATGCTTGGTATTGCATACAGGTATTTTTGTGGTGAGCCAAAGGATGAAAAATGATTGACTACAAGAAATTGAAATTAGCAAATGAATTGTGCAGATATTTGAATAATTACTGCTTTGAGATTTTATTTGTAGGAAATTCATTTCCTGTTATTTTTTTAAAATATGCTGATGATAATGGAGATAATCCCAAGTTATGGCATATGAGTACGGTTGATAAATTAATTGACAAACTTCAAGAGCTTTCGCAGCCACAACCTAAATACAAAGTTGGTGATCAGGTTTGGGCTTTAGATGAAGGGGATATTATTTCTTTCTATATAACTAAAATTGATGGGAATAAATATTCAGGATCTCATTTTAAAAACATATACGATTGTTTTTGGGATGAAGATTATCTGTATCTTTCCAAAGAAGCCCTAATCCAAGCCCAAATAGACCATTGGAAAAATTTACTTGCAGAAGAATATGAGCAAGATATTTCTCTTTATTGTCATCCACCATTCGAAGGTGAAATCAAAGGGTTTGAATAATGATAATTTCAGAGAAACAAATAATAATTTTAATCCAATGCCTTCGTGATGCCCTTTATATTCATTCAAAAGGTTTTACCTATGATGCCGAACAAAGACTTGCTATTTATAATCAAATTATAAATCAACAATACGAAAAACTAATTGAGATAATAGATGAATAGACGATTTATAAAGAAGCCTTTGGAAATAGAAGCTTTTCGTTTTGGATTTGATGATGAACCAGAGTGGTTTAATAAAAATAAACATATTACCTATCATCCTCAAATAATTAATAAAGACTTAAATACTTTAAAGACAAAGATAACTAAAATTTCAGGTTTTTGCATGATTCAAACACTAGAAGGAGCAATGCGCGCCGATATAGGCGATTATGTGATAAAAGGAATTCATGGAGAACTATATCCATGTAAAGCTGATATCTTTGAAGCAAGTTATGATGAGATAAAAAATGAATGACTTTACGAAAGAAGAGTTAGAGGAAATAAGTTCAGCCATGTCATGGATGGAAAACGAACAATCCGGATTAGTAGAGGATAATGTCATAAAATTGTGGCATGCAATAGATTCAAAGTTAGAAAAATTGATTGACAATTATTGTGCCCACGACGGTGAAATTGGAAAAGATTATCCCGCAGAAAAATGTTTGAAATGTAATATGATGTGGGAATAAAGTTCTTAATTGTTCTTAAAGGATTTAAATGTCAGACGAAAAACTAATAAGAATATTAAAATCACTCCCTCTATTCGCCAAGAACTTCCTTGTTATCCATGACAAATCAGGTGCATCTAGAAACTTTGAATTCAACAGAGCACAGACTTACATTCACGAGAGACTTGAAGCACAATTAAAAGCCACAGGAAAGATTAGAGCGCTTGTTCTAAAAGGGCGACAACAAGGTGTATCAACCTACGTGCAAGCCAGATTCTTTCATAAAACAGTCACCAAGCGCGGTAAAAAATCATTTATTCTAACTCATCATGCGGACTCAACACGCGCACTTTTCGAAATGACTAAGCGTTACAGCGAAAACTTAGAAAAAGGCGTATTCCCACAACCCGATAAAAAGAACGACAACACACTGATGTACGATGGTTTGCAATCCGGATATCGTGTAGGAACAGCCGGAAGCGTTGAAGTGGGTCGAGGAATGACCAATCAGCATTTGCATTTGTCAGAATATGCGTTCTATAAAGATGCCGCGAAGATTGGCATGGGACTAATGAATACAGTCGCTGAAATTGATGATACTGAGATTATCAAAGAATCAACAGCCAATGGACAGGCCAATGATTTTTATTTGGACTGGCAGGAAGCAAAAAATGGAAAGAGTCGGTATCAAGCAATATTTGTTCCTTGGTACTGGCAAGATGAGTACTGCATTGAAGATGAATTGTTTATGCCTCAGGATGAAGAAATTGAATGGCTTGAGCGCTTTGGGTCTAATGGTCTTAAAAAAGGCCACTTAAATTGGCGGCGCATTAAACTTCAAGACATTAAAGGAGATTATGAGCAGAAATGTCGCAAGTTTCGACAAGAATATCCTTTTACCGATGACGAGGCGTTTCTGTCTTCGATTACTGACACATTTATTCAGGTGGAGCATGTTGTTAAGGCGCGTAAAAACAAAGTTGATAGTACTTCTCATTTAATTATTGGGGTGGACCCAGCACGAAAAGGTGATGACCGAACAGCATTAATTCGTCGAAAAGGGCGTAGAGCTTATAAACTGGAAACTCATTACAATATTGATACAATGGAATTAGCTGGTATCATTAAGCGTGTCATTGAAAAAGAAGATCCAAAGCGCGTATGTATTGATTGCATAGGAATTGGAGCGGGTGTTGTCGATAGATTGCATGAGTTGGGCTATCATGACATTGTGATAGGTGTTAACGTCGCACGACGTGCGGAAGAATCGGATAAATACAAAAACACACGCGCTGAACTATGGGATAGGATGCGCGAATGGTTTATTCAAGATATGCCTGTTGAAATACCCGACAGTGATGAGCTTCAAACAGACCTAGTAGGATTGGGATATAAATACGATTCCAGTGACAAATTGCTTATTGAAAGCAAAGAAGAGGCCAAGAAAAGAGGGTGCTTGTCTCCAGATACTTCAGATGCATTGATGCTCACATTCTATGGAGGTGAGTATGTTGTTGATGGAGGATATGAGGTGAATCGATTGCCTGAGCGAACAGCGGGGATGCTGATTTAAATTTAATCACAAAGGATTGTTATGCCACGACAAAACGAGAAAATAGCTCGTAGAGCACGGATCGCATGTGAAAAATGGCGTGCTTATTTCAAACAAAACATCGATTTATACCACATGATGCATGAATTCGTCTTAGGTCAACAATGGTCTCAAGAAGAAGAAGACGATATGATTAAAACCTATCGTAAAGTCCCCCTTACATCCAACAAACTTGGTACTATGGCTAATTCACTTCTTGGTGAACAGCAACAAAATACTCCTCAATTGCAAGTCGTTCCCATGGCAAATTGTGATGAAAAAGTGGCAAGCCTGCGGGAAATCATCACCAAAGACATTATGTTTTCAACAAAAGCAACAACATCATATCAAGTAGCTGCAGGACAAGCGGCCATTGGTGGGTATGGGGCATTTTGTATTGGCACAGATTACATCCATTCCAAATCATTTGACCAGGATATTGTTTATTACCACTTTAAAGATGCAACACGCACCTATTGGGATGTAGGAGCCGAATCCATTAATAAAACCGACGGAACACATTGTGGTTATATTTCTCGCATGACTCGAGTTAAATTTCGTGAAGCATATGGAAAAGATGTTGAAGAAAACATCATGAAAATAACGGGAATCAGCCAGACCCAAGAAGAAATAGCTCTTGCGGTACAGCCTGATGAGTCAGAAGACCCATTTAACTGGGCCGATGATGAAGCCATTACCATACTAGACCATTATGAGCGTAAATATCAAAAAGATACTTTGTACAAGTTATCGAATGGAGTCATTTTAAATCAAGAAGAGATGGATAAGTTGATTGAGAAATCTCGAGAAACCAATCAACGCAATCAAATGATGGAACTAGAACAAATACTTCTGGGTGACATGCAGCAACAACCCATGGGGCTAGAGCAAATGCCACAAGAAATGGATGCGCAAGCCCCCCAATCACCCGATGGATTTGGAATTACTGGCGAGCATGATGTTCTTCCTGAAGACAAAGGCATTCAGCCTGTTAAATACAATAGAGAGCCCGTTACAATAGACCAAGAAGATGAGTCGGACGAGATGACGCTCTGGTATGAGGGTGAGATGGTTCGTATTGAAGATAAGAGGCTTATTAAGCGCCATAAAATCATACATTATCGAATTGCTGGGAATTATATTTTAGATGAAACTGAATTCCCTAGCGAGCAACTTCCCTTGGTTTATGTTGATAACAACAGCTATTACGATAAAGCCGGAAAACAAATTACGCGCTCCTTCTTTGGTGATTGTCGTGATACACAGCGATACATTAACTATTTACGAACCCAATCTGCTTATATACTTAAAGTAAGTCGTTATGACCAATGGATAGGAAGTAAAAAGAATGTGGCAAGTCTAGATACGCAAAGAAATTGGCGTGACCCAACTGCCACTCAAGGGATGATTACCTATGATGAAAGCCCTAATGGAAATAAACCAGAACAAATAAGACCTCCTGAGCTGTCTCAATCATTGTTTCAACAATATCAACTTGCAATTGAAGACTTGTATACCTCTACTGGATTATACCCAGCCAGGATGGGAAATAATGGGGATGAAGCCTCTGGAAAAGCTATCGATGCTAGAACAAGACAAGGTTCTTATAGTACTTACGTATTTTTTAATTCAATTAACCGTGCCATCGCCACGGGTGGCGAAATTGTTAACGAAATGATTCCTAATGTTTATGATTCAGAGCGGGTCATGACGCTGATGATGCCTGATGAAGGAATGAAAAACATTACGATTAACAAACAAAAAGATGCGTATGGAGAACAAATTGAGAATGATATTCGCAAGGGAACTTATCAAGTAAGACTTAAACCAGGACCAAGTTATGAGGGTCAAAAAGAACAAGCGTTGCAGTCATTGCGGGATGTGTTGCAGGCTGACCCAACTTCTTTCAACCTTATCGCCGACTTGTATGCTGAAAACCTACCTCTCGCCAACACTATTGAGATTAAGAATCGCCTTAAAACGCGCGTTCCTCCTCAAATTATAGAGGCGGGTAAAACAGGAGAAATGCCCAAACAACAAGGGCCTTCTCCTGACGAACAAGCGGTTCAGATACAAGCTCAAGCACAACAGGCTGAGGCGCAATTTAAACAAGAACAAATTGCCATTAAGAAACAAGAATTGATGATTAAACAACAAGAAATGCAAGCAGAAATTGAAATTGAAAAGATGAAGTTACAAATTGCTGAGATGGAATTAGCAGGAAATATTGAAGAGCAGCGCATGCGCTATATGGCAGAGACCGAAAGAACACAATCAGATAATGCCATATCCCATGCCGATAACATGGTTAAGATTTTAACCCATAATTTTGATTTAAAAGGCAAAGACTGAGGAATAAGATTCAATAATAAGAGAGGGATTTATGTCTGTAAGCAGTATAGATGAGTTGTTGATGGGTGGGAGTGATTCACAGCATCCGATGTCACCAGAAGAAAAAGCTCATGAAGAGCCGGAAGAAATTCAAGAAGTAGACTATGAAGAGTCAGAACAAACAGAGGAGCCCAGTGATGATGCTGATCCTGAATATGAGGAAGAGTCTGAAGAAAAACCAAGAGAATTAAAAAAAGAACGCGAAGTCGATGAGTATGGAAATGAAAAAGAGCCTGAAAATGAAGCAATTAGAGAACGCTTAGCCAGACAAGCCCGAAAACATGAAGCAGAAATTAATGCGCTTCGGGCCCAACTTGCAGAACAAGGTGCAAGCAAGCAAGTACAACAAGCTGCTAAGGATTTTGAATACGATCCAGAAGCTTCAGGAGACTGGCAGCAACAATTGGCGAGTTTTGTAAAGCAAACGGTGTCATCAATGAATCGCGAGCAACAAGAACATCAACAAAGACAGCAAGAAGCCCAAGTTCAGCAAGAATTTGAAGCAAAGTTTCGTGAAGGAATGGGTCGATTTGATGACTTCATCGATACCATGCGAGAACTACCTTTTGAAATATCCAATCCAATGACTTTGGCCACACGTTCTATGGAAAACCCAGCGGCGTTTTTATATGCGGCAGCCAAGCGTCATCCTCAAGAGTTAGAACGCATATCAAAAATACGTGATCCCTACGGCCAGATGATGGAGATGGGAAAACTTGAAGAGCGCATGAGGCGCAATAAGCCTACTACGAAAGCACCAAGGCCTCTTGGTCGTGCGCAAGAAGATTCGACTATCAATATACCTAAAAAATCAAAAGAGCCTAATGGGGATGATTTATTGGCGAAAGCAGATGCGAAAAGACTGTCTACTGTAAAAACACGATTAAAAGGGAATCGATAAATAAGGCCAAGATTGACAAAAATACACCATGGAGTCTACTATTCAAGTTGATGAGTAAGGGACTCCATCACCCACAAAAAAGACAGACGCGTATAAGTTATTAATTGTCGACCGTCGGACAAATGAAAGTAGAGGCGCTCATTTCGAGCATTTTTATTACCATTTGTTCAGGGAGAACAATAATGGCTGTTAACCAATTTAGAGAAACTCAGTACGTTTTGGACGACGTGTTCGTACGCTTTTGGAACTCATTATCTTTTGCACGCACTGCAAACAGAAACCTTGAAGGTGACTTCAAAAACCTTCGATTTGCAACAGGTCAAACATTAGACTACCGCTTAGAAGAACGATATTTGGCAGGAGAGGGTGCTACTGCAACATCCGAAGCTCGTGTTCAGATTATCAGACCTTTATCCATCACTAAGCAATTCCGTACCATGATAGAATACACAGGGTTTAACCTGACATTCGACCGTGCGCGAGATGAGCCTTATTTGGAAATGGCGAATGCGCCACGTGCTAAGCGTTTGGCAAACTTGGTTGAGAAGTTTATTGCGTCTGAATTTCAACTTAAAACCTATCAAGCAGTAGGTACTCCAGGTGTTCCTGTAGATTTCAACACCATATTAAGTGCTGATGCCTACATGACAGAACTTGCGATTCCTGAAGATGGCAAGCGATTTGCAGGGGTTGGTCCTCGTATTGCTGCTAACTTGTCTAATGACTTGTACACCACATTCAATAACACAGTGAATACTGGAGCATTGATTGATGGCTTCGTGGGTCATTTATCAGGATTTGACTTCTTCAAGACGAATTTCCTAGGTCGGCAAGTTGCAGGCGCTGGACAGTTAGGTGGCTCGCCTCCTGCTGGGTTCTTATTGGGCGGTATCGTTACTAACGGTCCAATTACTGGCGGAAATACTATTGAAGTTGATTCTTTGGGTCAGGCGCCAGGAACTGTAGTGTTCCAAGAAGGTGACATTATAGAAATAGATGATGATGCCGGTGTATTCATGGTTAACCCATTAACTTATGACGCATTAGAACAACGCGCTCAATTTGTGGTTACTGCTCAAGTTATCTCTGCTGATGGCGATACGGCTGTTATCCCTGTGAACCCAACAATCGTTATTGATGGTGCGCGTCAAAATATTTCTGCGGCCATTCCTGATGGCGCTCAAATTTTATTGCGTGCTTCTCATAATGTATCGTTGGCTTATCACACTCAAGCGGTCGTGTTTGCAGCGCCTCCAATTAAAGAACTTCGTGGTGGTGTTGAAGCGGTGACTCGTTACAGTGACTTGTATAAGTTAGCAATGACTTATTCTTTAGGTGCTGATATTCGAAATTACGAGCAATTAGATCGTATTGACGTAATCTGTGGGGTGGCAATTAACCCAGAGTTTGCGGTTCGCATTTGTTCCTAAGTTGAATTGCGCCTCGGAAGGGGCGCATGTTTTAAAGGATGGTTTTATGGAAGGGATTCCCGCTTTGTATTTGGGTCGATTGGTATCAAAAGATAATTTTAGAACATTTATTTATGCGCCTAGTGGTGCTAAAAAGCTTGTTGAATCATGGGAAGAATATGAGCGACATATGGGAACTGGGCTTTGGTTTGCATCACGAGAAGGCTCAAAAATAAATGGTCTTAAAGAGCATGAAGTAAAAGAGCCTAAAAAAAGACAGAAAAAGGTTAAGTCAACGGACGATTTTTTACCTAAGGATTAAAAATGGCATCAACCGTAAGGGAATTTATTTATCAAATGTATCGTTTGATTAATGCGTCAAATCCTACAGTACCCCTTCATGGTGATGACCAGCAATTGGCATTACGTGTTTTAAATCAAATACTCAGCAGTTACGCAAGTTCAGGATTGATGCTTCCTATTGCAAAAACAGTATCAGTTGATATTAATTTGCCAATAAATGAAGTGTGGTTTACTTCTGTTGATTATGAAACTGAGACGACGCAAACAGAAGTGGTTGCCTTGACGGCATCCGATCCTACATTTACCGTTTTTGACGGTTCGTTATATAACGTCGGCGATGAGGTTTCAGGAACAGGAATTCCAACAGGAACCAGCATTGACTCAATAGTGGTTAATTTAATAACGCTGACTGCAGATGCCACGATAACAGGTCCTTCAACACTCACATTTACACACTCTACAGCACTTCCAAATGTGGCTTACATTAAAGAAGGTCGCCTGGCTAACCTCGACAGCGCATGGTTATTATTAAGTGGAGTGACTTATCCACTAATTGATAAAAGTCGGGATGAATTCTTAGCGGCCTGGAAATATGAGCCTTTGCAGGGATTACCGCGTTTTATCATTACATTCCCAGATACAAATATTGTCAAAGCACAAATTTATCCTGCTCCAAGCCAATTCTTTGAATTTAATTGTCGAGGAAAGTTTCAGAAATTCCCATTGGCAATAAATGACACTCTTGAGGGACTTCCAGAATATTATGAACTGTTCTTTTTGTACGCCGTGGGAAAATATGTGTGCAAGTTTAAAGGACGAAATGCGGCATGGACTCCAGATTTAGAAGCAGATTATCGAGAGCTTAAAGACAACATGGAAGCGGCAAGCGAGGTTAATTTATCGATTGCTGGAGATGAGCAAAGTTTACTCAATGGGGCATGGAGAGTGAGGGCTGGAATCTGATGGCTACATCCAAGATAGAGCAATTACCCATATTCTGTTATTACGATGTCCAAAGATTCAAGCAATTCGGCTCTATGGACTGTGCCAACTGGTATGGGATAGCTGTTGAATCAGGAAAGAAGCAGCAAGCCCTTTATCCCGCTATGGGTCGTGAGCACGTTCGATTTTTTAATCAAAACAGACTTGTTTTTAATTCAGAACCCCGTGCTGAGTACAAATCCATTAATTATCTTTATGTCTTTGAAGGCACATCGGTATTTCAATACGATCGTTTTTATAATCGGAAATTATTGCCTCTTGACCTTACATTAAGCGGCAAAATTTGGTTTGCAACACTCTCGGTGGGAAGTATTACTTACAATATGGTTACTGATGAGGCTAATATTTTTGTTATTACTGAAAATGGAAGCTCAGTTACGGTTGATGTTGTGACCGATCCTAATGCACCTGGTGGGTCTTCAGCAGGTGGTAAGCCTGGATATGTCGCATCGTTTGGAAATCGATTTGTTGTAAGTATTTTAGATACGCCTGATTTTTATTTAACTACCTCGAATTTATCAGGAAGTCCGAGCACTTACTTTACAATTAATGGAGCCGCTCTTAATGCACGCGCATCAGGAGTTATTAATCAATTCGCAGTGTTGCACAATCAGTTGTACATCATGTGTGATTTTACTACAGATGTATGGGCCAATATTATTACTCAACTTACCGTAGCGGGTGTAACTCGTGAATTTCCCTGGAAACTAAACAGCTCTTATAACTTTGACTTTGGGATTGCCGATCCGGATTCCTTATCAGTTGACTTTGGAATGATGTGTTGGTTGGCACGTAATTCCAATGGACTTGTGTCGTTCATGATGAGTAATGGTCAGGCTCCTCAAGATATTTCGACTCAGGCAATTAATGTGTTACTTGAGAATTCAACGCATCCTGATGCGTTAAATCCATTTTTAAATACTGAAGTGGATGGATTTTTGTATCAATATGAGAATACGATATTTTATCGAGCGAGTGCGGGTAATTTTTTAAATTTTGGTGATTTGGATATTATTGATAATGCGAATGCAATTGAATATAACTTTGAGACGAAAACATGGGCTAGGGTTATTGAATTAAATGGTGAGCGCAATCGCATCAAAAAGCATGTCTATTTTAATAACCAGCATTTGGTTACAGTGCAAGGTGACCCCGCAATCTATGCGATGGCGGGAAATATTTACCACAATGAGTTGCGAAATCCAGATCAAGAAGATCCCCAAGCAGAAGACGCCTTTCTAAAGTTCCCAATGCGTTATGAATTGGTAACCCAACAGATTTACCAACCTGATTACTCGGAGTTCATGGATGAGTACGTGGAAATTGATTTTGTATTTGGTAATAAGACGTTTTATAAGAGCACTGCTCCCTTTAATAATACCGTTTTTATTATTGGCGAGGACAGTACAGATGAAAATCCAATCTATATGCTCTCGGAAGACGACAAATACATCATTACCGAAGAAGGCAATACCCCAACGTTTGATGATAATCATTACAATACTCTCTTCAAGCCTTATATTGAGCTTTATTATTCTGATGACGGCGGCGAAACATTCTTGCAAGCTGATTTAAGGGAATTTAGCCCCCTTGGAAGGTATCGATGGCGCATGAGATGGTATGAGCTAGGGTGTAGCCGTAATCGTTGCTACAGACTCGTTTGTGTAAGTTCTGCACCCATTGTCATATTGGGGGGCGTTAGAATGACGCGTCGTGTGAGCGGAGGGCAGAATTAATGGCTATTTTCTTAGATAGAATTGATGCAGCCCCCATCATTAACAGTAATTTTGATACCCAATTTCTTCAATGGCTTTGGGTTCTTGTCGACTCGCTTAATGAAAGCCTTAATGACATTCAAAATGCCATTATGTCCACAGATGTCGTAACAGATACTGCTCAAGAGGTCGAAGTTAATTCGTTATACATTCCTACCAATGTCGCATTAACCACATTTCAATTACCTGATGACGCACTTGTAGGATCGAGAGTAACTATTGCGGGAAATGGCTCAGGTGGATGGATTTTACTAACCGGTGCAGGACAGACCATTGAGATTGGTGATGTGGGTTTAAGCGCATCAACAAGCGTTGCATCTTCATCACAATATGACAGTATAGAAATTATCTGTGTTGAAGAAGATACGACATGGATTACTTTAAGTACGCAAACCACTGGGTTTGTCATTGTATAAGGACATACATTATGAGCTGGCTTACAAGTTGGTTACATCCTGAACGTGGATATAAAGCAGGCCAAGAAGAACTTGATAAATATTATCAAGATGCTCAAGGCCAATTGCAACCTTACAATCAACAAGGTCAAGAGCAATACGGAAATCTAAATAATTACATTAATACGTTAATGGACCCCCAAGCGCTTCAAGACAAATGGGCATCGGGTTATAAAGAAAGTGAAGCAGCTAAGAATATGGAAGGATTAGCTCAGCAACATGGTTTAGATGCTGCAAGTTCTATGGGGCTTATGGGTTCTAATACCGCTTTGGGAGCGATTCAGGCCGGAACGTCGGGTATTGCGGCACAAGACAGACAAAATTATCTGAATGATTTGATGGAAAAATATAAGATGGGCGCAGGCTTGTCTCAGGGAATTTATGGGACGGGAGCTAATGCTGCTGGTCAGATGGGTCAGAATGCGATGAATATGGGACAGAATTCTGCTCAAATGCAGCTAGGAAAAACAAATGCTCAGGGTGAATTATTAGGTGGATTATTAGGTTCTGCTGGCGGATTGGGTGGAGGATTGCTTTCTAATTATTTAAACAGTAAATGGAATCCTATGGGTGGTAATTCTTGGAATAATCCCGGTCAGATGAATAATTGGACCCCTATACGATAAGGAGTTAAATCATGGCACTTAATATTCCAATGCCAGGTGCTCCTGGTCAGTCATTCTTGAGAGGTATTGATACTGGAGGTAATTTATTCTCTCGTATGATGCAGCCTGTATTGTCTCGTGAAAAGATGAATCAATTAGGACAGCAATTTCAACAAGAACAAGCTCAGAAACAAGACCAGTTCATGCAGGAATTGGCTTTGCGTAAACAGGCTGAGGCGCGTATGGGCGCTAATATGGGATTGAATAGGCAATTATTGCAGCAGCAAATAATGGAACATGAACTAAAAACAAATCCTAAAAAATTATTTGAATTTATTCAGGCCATTAAAAGCCAAGGCAATCAAATGCAAGGCATGCCTTCTGCACAACAACCTATGACTCCTTTTGGGGGTTCAGGTATGCCGAGCAGTGAGGAAATAGACAATCCTTACCTGGTAAATACTCCACAAAAACAATCTCAAAGCACTGGATTATTCGATAACTTAACTCCAGAACAACAAATGGCGCTTGGATTTGCTGGTATTAAAATACCTACTGTTAAAGAAAATCCAAATCAAAAACGTTATGCCGAATTACAAAATAAAATTCAACTGGAAAAGTATAAAACTCAGCAAAAGAAAGCATTAGAGCAAGAGAAATCTGATTTAAAAATTGCCTCTAAAAGACAAGAAGTTATTGATTCTGCAAAAAATGATTTACCTCATCTTGAATCAACTTTGGATGCTTTGGAAAAAATGAAAAAAATTGCCACAAATAATCCTGATTTATTTGGTCATAGCGGGATTATGGGATTTGGTGCACAAGGAGCAGCAGAACGATTTGCTAATACTACCGATAATCCAAATGCAGGAGCCTGGCAAACCTATGGTCTTGGGCCTATTGTTGCTGCTGAAAGCAAAATGTCATCAAAAGGAAATCAATTGGCATTGAAACAGGCTTTGGCCAATAAGCCAAATTTTGCTGAGACGCAATCTGTAGCTTTGGCAAAAATAAAAGCATCTATAAAGCAAATCAAGAAAAATATTGAAGATAATAGAAAATTAACTGGAGATGTTAATTCGAATCCAGAAATTGTCATTGTTATTGATCCAAATGGGAAAAAATTTAAAACCACGAAAGAAAATGCAGCGCATTTACCAGAAGGATGGAAAAATGGCTAATTCAAAATTTGATATGTCATTACTTGAGCCTATAGATGAAAAAAAAATAACATCATCTAAATTTAATAGCGCACTTCTAACACCTGTTGAAGAAGACGAAGAAGAACAGTTTTTGCAACCAAAACAAGAAGGATTAGGAACAACACTACCCAGAGATATTATAATTGGTTTATCAAACCTAGGTCATAAAACAATAAATACACCCTACGATATAGCTAAAAACATAGAACAACAAGGAAACAAATTTGGACAATCAATAAACAAAACAATGCCGTTAGATAAATATTTAGGTGAAAACCGATTACCTAATAACAAATCTTATCTTCAGCAAATGGTTGAGTCATTTAATAAGAAGAATAATGTACCTGAAGAATTACAAAACAAAAATTATGGCTTTAGTTCTGAAAATATTCCACATCAACAAGAATATGATTTTGCATCTTTATTGGGACAAAAAGGAACTCCGTCGACTGGAAGTCAAATAATTCAAAAAGGTATTGAATATGCTCCTGAATTGGCTACTTTAGGAACAATGCTTGGTCGATTACCAATTACTTCTAGAGGAATAATATCTAGAATGTCCGGACATAAGCAGGGAGCAATTAATCAAGCACGAACAGATTATGGAAATCTTTTTAATGAAGCAAGTCAACAAGGAATTACTCATGTATTCCCACCTGAATCTGCTATTGAAAACAGGCACCGTATTACTGCTAACTCACAAAATAAATACAATCGCTCATTAAATGAATACATACAAAATCCTACATTAGAAAATGCACATAGAGCTCAAAGTGAATTAGGTGCTTTAGAACGCCATCTGGATTCAGTGGCTAACAAAAACGGACTTACCCCCAGTCAGCATAGGACTTTGCGTGCCACTCAGCAAACAAGAGGCGATATAAGACAGCAGATGTTAGGCGATAATGGTCTTGGATCTAATCCACAATTAGCAGAAGAATATCAAAATTTAACTAATATATATCGTGAGCAAGTTGTGCCCTATACAAGATTAGAAGAATTAACAGAAACAGAACAAAATAGAATGAGACCAAAAACCGCAGTAAAAAAATTACTCAAAGACGAGCAGTTTTTAATTGAATTATCAAGAAGGTACCCAGGGCTTATGTTACATACGCCAAGAGCAAAATCTATTAAAAATGCGGCAATAGGAGTTGGTACAACAATTGGGGGATGGGAAGGTATTAAAAAATTACTTAAATAATTATTTTTTTATTGCTTTATAATATGTATCCCACTCAGAATCAATATAATCCATAGAATACTCATAATTGGTATTTTTATTATTTTCTGAATAATCAGAATAATTTGAGGGCGAAAAAAATAGCATCATAATAAAATATAATAAAATTATTTCAGCAATTAACACAATAATCCCCTTACAAAAACCGTATTAAACCAACTTTAAAACATGAAGTAAAACAGGAAGAACAATAGAGGTCATGATAAGACCTATTAACAACATAAAGCGAGAATCCATTTTATTCTCAAGATGTGATAATGCATTTTTAATATCAATTGCATTCTGCTCTTGAATACGGATTCTAACTTCGTGCTCTATATATTGTTTATTATCCATGATTACACCAGTTTCAAAGCATGAAGCAACACAGGAACAAGAACAACCGTAAATATAGCGCCACATGTACCAAGAATAAT